GTGGCGGTGGAGTGCAACTATGACGAGGACATTTTAAGCAAGGCGGAGCGAATGCCGGAAAAGGTGCGCTACCGGGTCAGACACGCCCACATGAGCGTGGCGCAGACGTGCCAGTGGCTGCAGGGGCTGGACGTGGCGCAGACGCGGGAAGACATGGAACGAATGCGCCGTCTGCTGGCGCGGATGCAGGAGGAGGAGTGCGAAATGGAACGACGTGATTGACCGGATGGGGCTGGGGCTGGGTGCCAAGCTGTGCCCGAAGTGCGGGGGAGACAGCGCGGTGTACGATACGCGGGTGCAGACGGACGGCACCATCGTGCGCAAGCGGCGGTGCGGGGCGTGTCGGGCTCAGTTCTCCACTGTGGAAAAATTTTTGGGATTTGTGGAAAAAAAGAGAAAAAATTCCTAGATATAGCAAACAAAGGCCGGGCGGAGTGGTAAAATACTTCTCATTCGCTACCCTACAAAGGCGAAGAGAGAGGACGAAAAATTTCGTGGAGAGGAAATTTCGGGAGAGACTTAGGGGGTTACGGGAACGCGGGGGGCTGACCCGGCGTGATCTGTCCGAGCTGTGCGGGCTGCCGCCGGATGCGGTCAGGCGGTATGAGCGGGGGGAAGCGGAGCCAACCATGCGGTCACTGGTGAGGTTGGCGGATCACTTCGATGTGTCGCTGGACTACTTGGCCGGTCGCACGAGCCGCAAATCCTGTCCTTTGGCATGGACGACCCCGGAAAGCTCAAATCCATCAAAGTGGCCTTCGGCTACATCGGCATCGGCTGGTTCGAAGAGCTGGATCAGTTCGACGGGGCGGAGCAAGTGCGGAATGTGGAACAGTCCATCTTTCGCGGCGGTTCGTTCTCCATGTGCTTCAAGTCCTACGGCTTCCGGATGCGCGAGGCTATCAAGGGGCCGGGTTCCGTGGCCTACGGCATTAAGTGGCTGCAATCCCTCCAAGCCATCGTCATTGACCCGGTACGCTGTCCAGAGACGGCAAAGGAATTCTCGGAATACGAGTACGAGCGCGACCCCAAGACCGGGGATGTGCTGGAGGGCTACCCGGACGCAGCCAACCACAGCATTGACGCTGTGCGCTACGCGATGGAACCGGTATGGAAACGGAGGGGCAAGTGAAAAAATTTAGGTCGTGGCTGATCAGCCGGTTTCTCCCCGCGTGGGCAAAGGAATCCGTGTTCCGGGAGAATGAGCAATTACAGGCTGAGGTGGCCGCGTTGAAAGCCAAAGTCGAGCGGATGAGAGCTTACATAGACGGGCTTGAAGACGGCATTCGCGCCCAACGGCGGATCGTGATCCACAACGAGGTGAAGCAATGAGCATTTTCTCCGCGCTCAGAAATCCATATAGCTATGAAGAGGCGTTCGGAGCCAAGGACTGCACGTCGCAGGATATGCGGGAGGCCATTTTGGAGTGGTTCCAGCTGTACTACAACCAGCAAGCGACCCCTGACCACGACCCATGCCAGCGCATTGCCTACACGGTGGTCAAGAGGAATACACGTTCCAACGCCCGCTGCGGTCGCTGGGGCTGGCACGGCTGAAAACGCCGCTGGAAAACTGCGTGGATGGGACACAGGATGGTGTTAGCGTCTACGCCCCGGCGGTTGGCCTCATCCGAAACATCGACCGGAACGAGGCGCAAATTAACGGAGAATTTGAGCGTGGGGAATCGCGTATTATTGCCAGCTCCGGCCTGCTGCGCAGGGACAAGGATGGGCGCAGACAGTTTGACGACCATCTGTTTGTGGGGCTGGACGACGACCCGGAAACAGTTGGCGTGACCATTTTCTCCCCGCAACTCCGAGAGGAATCCTTCCTGAGCCGGAAACAAGAGTATCTGCGCAACGTGGAGAACGTGATTGGCCTAAAGCGCGGGCTGCTGTCCGAGGTGGAGGCGGCGGAGCGCACCGCGACGGAGATCACTTCCAGCGCGGCGGACTACCAGACCGCCATCCGCCGGGCGGTGAAGAATTTGACGGACAAGGGCATCCGGGTCATCGACTACGAGAGCGGGGTACACACGTCCGTAGAGGCTGCCGTTCGGCGCAATGTCATGAGCGGGCTTGGGTTGATGCAGGAACAGATCAGCCAGCAGAACCACGACGACTTCGGCTGCGACGGCTGGGAGATATCCGCCCACTCCGCCAGCGCACCCGACCATGAGCCGATCCAGGGCAAGCAATACAGCGACGCAGATTATCAGGCATTGAACGATTCGTTGGTGCGCCGCATTGGCACCCTGAATTGCGGACACGCGGCCTTTCCCATTATCCTTGGGGTCAACTCTCCCCAGTACACGCCTGAGGAGCTGGAACAGCTCCGGCAGGACAACCAGAAGGGCGTGACGGTGGACGGGCGGCACTACAGCACCTATGAGGCCACCCAGATGCAGCGCAAGCTGGAACGGGCTATCAGGACGCAGAAGCGGCGCATTCTGGTGGATGAAGCGACCGGGGACGAGGACAAGCTGTTGACCGACCGCATAAAATATCAACGCCTGAACCAAGAGTACCGGCGGTTCTCCCAAGAGGCGGGGCTGCGAACTCAACGGGAACGGGCGGAGGTGGCCGGGTTTGGGTCGGGACAGGCCAGCAGAGCGGTCAAAGCGAATAAAAGTGTTGAGCGTCTGGCCAATTCGATGTATGATACAGGTAGCACTGAAAAGAATGTTGACGCATATATGCGAGATTTACCGCTGCGGAGAACATTACAGTCCGGGAAGGGCTATCCGCTTCAAATTTCCATTCCAGATCAAAATACGCACATTGTTGGAACCCCTGAATATCAAAAGCGGGTAGAAACACTAAAACGGCGTAAAGAATACGGCCCAAGCAGATTGACTGTAAGCCTTTCTGATGCGCAGAAGCTGGTCAATCAATACGCAGGGACTGGAATCCTTGAGCGAAGCCGAAAAAGCGGAGAATGGACTGGAAAAGAAATTATAACGGTTCACCCGGAAAATATTGGCGTCGCTGTTAACAATCAGACCGGAGCGGAAGCCCCTACAATGGTTTTTAAGATCCATTACAGTCAAAAACACGGAACGCATGTCGTTCCAGATTATCCAAGCAAGAGAGGAGCAAAAGGACGGCAATGAAATACACAGAACGTGAGCTTTTTTTCGCAATGGAAGAATGTGAAAAAGGGAAGGAAGTTAAAATCACTTGTACCGATGGGCAAGAGATTATGGGGCGTTGCTGGGCTTATAGTGCTTCAGAGAATGAGGCAGAAAATGGCACGGCGGAAGCAAGCCTTGATATCGGCCCCGGGCTTGTGATTTATTCCAGCGAGATAGATAAAATCGAAATACTATGACGGAGGAAATCATTAAGTCCATCGAAGCCATCCTCAAACGCGGGAACGACGTGGAGATTCGCCGGAAAGGCGATGGGATCATCGTTCTGGAAGTCAGGAAGAAAATTCAATATTGCGCCCAGTGAATTGGCACTGGGCAAGAGCAATGGGAGCTAACTTGTAAGATTTTCTTACAGGTTGGTTCTTTTTTTATTGATTGCAGGGGAAATACCCTGTTTTCATACCATTTTCGCCCCGGTTCGGGCGTAATCAGAGCCAACCGCAGGGGACGCGACCCCCGTCAACAAAGCGTAGCGGGGAAAGGAACACACATGAAACGCGAATTTTTACAGAATTTCAAAGTCGGTGACCAGCCCCTGACCAAGGAGGTCATTGACGCGATTATGGCGGAAAATGGCCGGGACATCGAGGAGGCCAAAAAGCCCTTCGCGGACTATGAGTCCATCAAGACCCAGCTCCAGACCGCCAAAGACGGGCTGAAAGCCTTTGAGGGCGTGGACGTGAAAGACCTTCAAGGCCAAATCAGTACGCTGCAAAGCGACCTGACGGCCAAAGAGCAGGAGTACCAGGGCAAGTTGGCTGACATGACCTTCGACAATACCATGAAGGAGGCCATTGCCGCGGCCAAGGGGCGCAACGCCAACGCCATTCTGGGCGCACTGGGGGCGGAGAAGATTGCCGCCCTGAAGGACAGCAAAGACCAGTCCGCCGACATCAAAGCCGCGCTGGAAGGGCTGAAAAAGGACAGTGACTATCTGTTCGACAGCGACCAGCAGACCCCGCCACCCTACTCTCCCGGCACCGGGACGGGCGGTTATCGCGGAGGCGGCGATACGGAGCGGGCAAAATGA